CCCATGATTAATCCTTTTGCTGTAGCGTTCATTTAAAAACCGGCAATCATCGCGGCGCAGCGTGTAGAAAACAATGTCCCCCGCTGGGCAACCTTCTTTAATCCTGCTTTCTTCTGTAAATCCCATGTTGGTTACCACTTTTGCGCTTTGTTCATTGTTGCTGTTGACCGGAACGATAATTTTTTCGACTTGGCAGATGTTGTACGGATAATCAAATATTGCCGCTAAATATGATGGGGTTAATTGCCCTTCAATTGCAATGTGACACCAGATAGATTGATGATTCCAATTTTCGTAAATGACGCCTGCGATAATCTCATCATTTCGTTTTAATCCTATTGCCGTTGCCCTGCCCTCAAAAAAGCCACCGTCAACACGTTTAGCAACCCAGTGGCCAACATCTGGCCCTGATACTATATGCCTGCCCATCCGGTCTGATATACAACATCAGTAGATGCCCATTCAATTTGCAGCCCGCTGCTGGCGCTTTTAAGTTGAATAGATCCGCAGTAACCAATCCCGGTAATGCCTTGCCAATTATTTGTAATCTCTAAACTAGCTCCCCAAATAGCAGAATCCCAAGTGCCAACATCCCAACGCCCGTAAGATGAACTTGCTATAGATATTGATGCCGCAGTATCTTGAGTATCGAAATCTACATTCATTCCCACCAATATTGCAGGCGTGCCATTCGTAAAAATGCTTGGCCGAGCGCGAGTAAAATATTTTTTTACGCCGCGACTTTCAAAATAATTAAACGCTTGAAATGCGTTTGCAGATATATTTGATGTACCATCAATATATCCATCATCCCACGCTTTACAGACTACGCCATTGCCACCGAAATACGGATCGTCATTAAAAGTTTCCCAGCAGTTTGCATTCCAGCCGGTAAAGTTGCACCAGTTTTTAGTAATGTTGTTCATTACATACTGTTGTTGCTGTCCTTCGGTAATTGGAACATTAATCCACAATGCGTTATTTTTTGCAGAATACAATATTTCCCATCCAAAATTAGCACCGTAACTTGTCGTTGCTGTGGTAATTGCACCTTGTATTTTGTTAGACAATGCTACGCGAGGATCAAGCCTTGAGCTCTGCAACGCCGATGCTAACGGCAGTAATCCGTCTAAGGTAATTATCAGTAGATCGCCGGAATATTTAATCATGCACCGACTGCCTACAGGAGAACCTAGTTTCCAGACACCGGCCAATGCCCACGTAGCATCGCTCGCCGGATCAGTGCCGCGCCAAACAATTATTTCTCCGTTGCTTGTCACAAATACTAAATTATCATCAGCGCCATAGCCGGCGTCTAGCGTCCAGGTGTCTAAATCCACAAGCGTGCCGCCGTATTTGGCTATTTGACTCATGTCTAAAACTTGCGCCGCGCCACCCACTGCACTGGTTGGTAGGTACCATGCCTTGAGCGTGTCTTTTTGTATAAACCACACTCTGTTTTTAAACAACGAAATGTTGCTTAAAGTTGTGGTTGTAACGCCGGTGATTGCAATTGTTGAAATGCCGGTAATGCTTGCCCACGTAGAATTATCGTATAGCAATGGAGCATCTACACCGTTTACGCAATAGAGATAACTGCCCGCAGCAGTGGTGACATTAATGTGTTCCCATTTTGCATTAGTTAAACCAGTCACTTCTGCTGCGCTAACAGCACCTTGCGCTGTTACATTAAAAATAGATCCTACAGCCCAAGCAAAAAGTTTATCAGTAGTCCCTGTTGAGTAATTAACTAACGTCTGCACTTGCCCAGTTATGCCAGTTGCCCAGTTCTCAAAACCTCCGCGCAAAACAACATTATTTACAGACGGGAAAAAATTTGTTAATTGATAAGCGTCAATCGGTTCCATGTTTGCAATGGAATCTCTTGCATTCCAGCCACCCACTGGCGCCGGTAGAGAAGCAACGCGAGCTGCTGTGCGTTGGACCAGTGTGCTAGTTTGGGCCATAACCGGAATCAGGAATATTGTCGTAGCCAATCAAAACAGTGCCAGGACGAGGTGCAAAACTCAGGTTTGCAGCCGACATATCCAACGCCATTGATACCTCAAGTTCCTCTAGATAATTTCTATACATCGCTGTTGTATCAAAACCTTTTGCCTCAAAATACTTTAGTTTTGTAGAAAGAACCATCAACCGGCTGGGATAAATAGTTGTGTCGGTATCAACTGTGAAACTGGTCTTTACGGCCCCAGCAGCAGAATTAGCCCAACCATTGGAACGGTATTCAAAGCCCAAATATTCAGCCGCAGAAGTGCCTGGCCATATCTGAAAATAAGATCCTAACAAACGCCAGCGAATCCTCGGTCCGGTGCTGATGTATCCTGACAGTAACCATTCCCACTGCTGCGCGTCCTCCGGTCCAAGCATCTCCCAATGCTTGGATTTGTCCCACATCGTGCGCGGAACCAAAGCTTCGTAATCACTGGGCAAGTCATACTTCATTTTCTGGAAATAAGCAGTAGCAGAAGCCCCACCAGCAGCGGCAAAGTTTTGATTGACAGTGACCTGTGTCCCGCTGTCTACAGACTCTATAAACGTGTTCTGGTTAATCCCAGACCCCTGCACTTGGTAAGTTGTGTCTAGTCCAGTTGTTGACGGAATTCCGGTGATCGTCCTGGCTGCGGTTGTCCAGTTGCCGGTAGTGGTCAGATACTCAGTATAAAAAGCCTTTTGCTTAGTCATCGAGCGCCAGTTGTGCCGACGCAGAAGCTCGTAGCCCGTCGCGTTCATTAGCGCAAGAATTTGAATTACATCTTGATTTGTATTTCCAGCAACATAAATCGGCGCAGATACACCGAGTTCGTTTGTGACTTGCTGTATCAACTGGAGCATTGTGCTGCTCATAATTTACGCCTCTTTGCGCCGCCTGCCGGGTTTTCTAGTTTCCATTAACATCGCCATTTGTTGTTTTAGCTCGTCCAGCTCGCGGCGTGTGGTTTCTAATTCGGAAGTGTTTGCGGATTGGTTTTTTCTGGTTAGATAGGCGCGGGCTCGTTCTCTCAATCCAGCACCACCCATGCCGATCCGTTGCAGCTGGCTGTCGGATGCTGTTGCTACTTGCTCCACGGTCTGGAATTTGAGGATCTGAAGTTCGGCCATTTGATGTGCGTTAAATCCTTCGTCATCGTCTTTGTTCCATTGCTCCAGCATCGTTCCGATTACCGGGCCATCGCCTTGTTGCATTTGGAAATACAGCCATTGACGCGGAAACCGTTCTTTATGATCTTCTCTGACAGGTTGATCAACAATGTTAGTTTTATCGCCTGGCACAACAATTCGCACAAACGGCGCAGGACGATCCTGATAAGGTTTTTGATTGTTGGTATAAAACTCAACATGCAAGTGTGAATCGGCATTGTTAATATCGCTGTCTAAAGCCATTTTGTGTTCTCCTGTGGGGATTAAGTTCTTGCGCCTGTGAGGCTGTACCATTTTGTTGCCGATACCGCAAAAAATATACTGCTGAAATTACTGGCAATGGAAGCAGACGTTGTTTGATTGATCGTTGTTGCCGATTCGTATGGATAAACTTTAATCGTGTTTGCGCCGGAATTGGCAATGAATATTGTTTCCCCCATTTGTGTAGGAGGAAGCAATACGCCAGTGCCTGAAGCCGCGGTATCAACAGAGTTGTAAATCTTCGTCAATTGCAACGCATTCGCTCTTGTCGAACCCACCGCGGTCAACCCATAAACACCGTCACCACAAATGGCAACGGTCATCAATGATGACGCACCTGCACCCAAAACCCGTGAGGGAATTGTCATTACGCAGTCAGAACAGATGCCCAAGTCGTGGCGCTAGTGGCAAACAGGATGACGGTTTTTGCGGTTGCAACCGACAAATTGGCCGCGGCCGCGTTTATCGTTGAACCGGCTTTCGGGTAAACGGTAACGGTTTGGCCGGAATCGTTGCGGATGCCAACCATGGCGCCCACTTCGGTCGGCGGCAGAATAACGCCGGTTGACGCGGAGCTGGTGGTGATCGTGTTCCAAACTGCTGACAGTTGCAGAGCGTCCGCAATCGTAGAGCCAACAGCCACAAGGCCGGTAGCGCCGTCGCCGCAGATGCTGGTAGTCGCAAGGCCGGAATTGCCGGATGCTTGAACACGTGAGGGAATAGCCATTTTTAAATCCTTTGAGTTAGTGGATAAGACATGGCTTTCGCCATTGCGTGCAATAAACCGGGACCGCAGACCTCAATCACAACATCTTCCTGCGCAAACTCGCGGGCAAGGTTTTGAAAGTCCCGCACCTGCTGGCACATCCACGGTGCCGCTTGGTATTTCATTTCGTGGATAGTCGCAGTTATTACGTTCTCACCGTCGTTTGATTCTTGCTTGTAAACGTGGTGTTCGCCTTCTGAATAGCTGGAATCCATGCCAAACAAGTAAATCTGTCGATAGCCTTTCAGCTTGGCCAGAATCATCGCCAACATGCCGACCGTCGTAAAACCGCCCATAAGGTGCACAGGACGCGCTCTTTCGCTTTCCAGATACTCGTAGACCCCTTCGGTCTGCACGTGCACTAGATCGACGTTAAAGCCGTCTAGGGCGTCGAATATGCAGGGATCGCATTGGCTTGCAATGTAAAACTGAGTCTCCAGCTTAGGATTCTTCAGAAACCGCACATTTTCCGGCCTGGCATCCAGCATGACATGCCCATCTGGAACGATGCCGCGGGCAAGCAACCAATCATAGGATCCATTAACCGACCAGATCTTGGCGCCGTTCTGATGCCGAATCATTAGCTGATGCACCGACTCATTTAGACTCGGCGCACCACCAACGATGCAAATGCTGTCGCAGTTCGGCCCCGCATCGAAATCGAACCACGGTAACTGCCTTTCGCAAGACAGTTTCACATTCCCCAGCATTACGCTGGGGAGTGTGTTTCCAACAACATCTAATACGGCTTCGACCATTATTAAGTAATCTGACCTTGAAGATGCGGACGGTTAATGGTCACCGTAACGGTCGAAACGGTTGAGGCAATCGTCGCCAAGTTAGCCGAGCGAGCGCCAAGAAGCTGGAGACCCGCAGAAGCAAGAACCTTAACGCGGCCAGCAGTAGCAGACAGGAACAGCGTCACTTGCGGCGTAACCGCAACTGCCGTTTTCTTAACCACCGCATTGCCAGAGATTTGATACCAGCCGAACGTGCCAGCCAGGTTAGCCGACATTGCAACCGCTACCGGGCAGGCTTGGTTGCCGGTGTTCGGCACCAAAACCGTCTGGTAGGTCGTCGCGTTGTAGCTCACCAACGAGCCGACAATCGTCGAAGCCACCCCGACCAGCAGGATGAACTCGCCTTCGCCATAGGTCGGATCGTCAGCACGCACGATCTTACCCAAAACGTTAGGCGGCGTCGGAATGACAGCAGCGCTGCCAGTTGAAACGCCGCTAGGCGAAGTAACGCCGGTGTCGATTGCTGCAACTTGCAACAGACCGGATTGATTTTCTACGTAAGTATAGGCCATTTTATATTCTCCTTAGGCGATCAGCACGCCGCAAAATTGCGGGCCGCTGGAGCAAAGATTGCCCGCCCAGCCGATCAATTTAACGATCGCGTCTTGGTTAACGGCTTGCCGTTCGCCGCCGATCGGTACAAAGTTCCTGTCTACGTGTGGCCTAAAAAACGCATATTTAGTGTTTAGGAACCACATGTGATTCGCCGTCGCAGCCGCACCGATACCGCCATCGAGCACAACGTCTGAGGCCATGCCTGCGCCGTAATACTTAAGCGAAGCAAAACCAGCACCAGCCATCGAGCTACCCGAATCAGAAATGCGCTGAATGGATTGCAGCGATTGCAGATACAGACGATAGTAGTTATTGTCAGCAACGATCAGATCCGGTTTATCGGTTCCGCGAATCAGCTGCACAGCAACCGAATCCATATACTGCTGGATGTTGGATGCCGTAGTAGCCGCACCGCCGTTCGTCAGACCGGAATAAGCAACCGATTGCCAGAAAGAATAGCTGGCGCGGTTAATGCCACCATACGTACCGGAGGTCGGAGCATCCGGGACCATCGCTGCAAGCCCGGTGATGTTTTTTCCGCTGTTCCCTGTGCCATCAAGATAGATGTCACCAGAAATACGGTTAGCCAGCTGCGCTTCGGCCACGTTCATACGACCGTCAAGCAGGTCAATAATCGCTTCCTTGCCGCTGTTCTGAATCATCTCCAGACCGCTGATCGAAACCGCAGCAGCGTACTGAGTGATACCGAACTGAGCAGCACTGATCGGGCTGTTTTGACTGACGTTCAGCACTTCATAGCCGCTATAGCTGTTGGTGTTGTTCGTCGTGCTGTCGTTATACATTACCTCTTGGAGTATGACATTCCCCCCACTGAAGGTCTTCACATTCCCGCGCTCTTTCAACCTGCGCAGAAGCGCGTTGTTATTTGTCCTAGTGTTATGTTTCGGCTCTTTATCCGAAACCTGCACATTCCTTTTATGTGCAGAGCAGACTATCTCATCGCAAGTTTTTCGCTCGCTTGGTGGCGCTAATCTTTGCGCCATGCCCTTTCGGCTTTCCAAGCTGCGCCAATCTACGTTTCAAGTTGCTTTCCGCGCTGGGCCGGTAGCCATTTGCTACCCTTGCCGCCGCTGCTTTTGCTGGGGCATTTGGCGGTGGCCTGAATGAAATTTCATTTTCATTCAACAGCAGACCTTGCGCGCCATATTGCCGCATCCAAGCTATTTCGCGTTCGCGCTTCTCAATCACAGAAACCGTGTCCGGCATTGTTTCAAGCACTTTCATTTGAAACAGTCCGGCGTGATCGTTCCACGCTGCTTGCAACCTTCTAGAAGTATGCTTACCGGCTTTTAACAGGCTTCGGTGCTCTCGCATCCTCTTGCCCGGTTTGCCTGCTGTGCAGCCAATATAAGCTGCCCCAGTGCTTGCATCTTCCAATCCGTAGATTGTTACCATTTGGGATTCCCCTCTGTGGTTAATACTTGCGCTCCGCGCTCGTGGGGCTTTGCTTCCGCATCGCCCTAGTCGTTACACCTTCAGCGCCCTTTTAACTGCGCCGCTTGGCTCGGTGTTGGCATCTCAGCTTTTCACCGAATTCACGGAGTTTTTTAACGTCTAATGTTAAACGTTGTCGGCCAGCTCACCGCTACGACTTTGTATGTTGGTCGCAATGATGTCGCTGATCGAGCTATTGGCAAATGCCATGATTAAAGCTCCTTATAAAATTATCAGAGTCGGTCGCTCATGTTGTCGAATTGCTCGGCAAGCAAAGCCCGGCGATCATTTGCTTTGGTATTCGTTACGGTTCCGGGTGTGGATCCTCGCACGCTCACCGCTGCCGCCCGCGCCGATTTAGCAGCTTTATTTGCTGC